TGCAATGACGCAGGCGGATAATAAGGTAATTCTTATTGGTAACCCGACGAGAAATACTGGGTACTTCTACGAAACGCACTTTAAGCCTGGTGTGAGAGAAAATTGGAATAAACTTCACTGGGACAGCAGAAAGAGTTCTAACGTAACGCCAGACATGGTTGAGTACTTTGCTAAGAAGTACGGCGTTGACTCAAACGTATTTCGTATCAGGGTTATGGGCGAGCCTCCACTGGATAGCGAAAACACTCTTATACCACTGGCGTGGGCTATGCAGTGTATGGATAACGAAGTCGCTGTTGCAGAAGATGAACCACTTTATCTTGGCATTGACGTAGCGAGGTATGGAGAAGATTCAAGTGTTATACTTCCACGGCAGGGGCTGAGGATTAACCCGTGGCGGACGTTTCAAAGTATGGATACTATAACACTTGGCGGTTTCATAAACCAGGAGTACATGGAGCAAGAAGCCTCTGGTATAGCTATTGACGAGATAGGCGTAGGTGCTGGGGTGACGGACTGGCTTATGAAGCATGGGCATTTGAAGTGTTTTGGTGTCAACGTGGCAAGGGCTAGTAGTGATTTGGAGAAGTACGACCGTCTTCGTGATGAGCTGTGGATTCGTGTACGTGAGAAGTGTATGAAAGGGTTATATCAATTTCCTGGTGGGGAGCTTGGACAGTTACTTTGTGATGAACTATCTCAACCGACGTACACCTTTAACGCTCACGGCGGGTTTAAGGTTGAGAGTAAAAAGGAGATGAAAACGCGTGGAGTTATGTCACCAAACATTGCTGATGCGCTGTGTCTTACTGAGTATTTTGCATCTTTCTCTAACCGTGTGTTTGGTAGTAAGTCACCAGACGCAAAGAAAAAATATAAACTTGAAGCATCTGCCGATGCTTGGATGTACATGTAAGGAGGTTAGTATGGCCTTGACTGAGGGGAAGTTGCCAATAACAGTTAAAGAAAAAAGTGCAAAGACTGGTGACTACAGCAGTGCAACGCTGCGCCAAGTAGCTGATGTGCATGACACTTTTAAGAAGCATAGAGGATCAATAACTGATGGCAAGGCGGAGAAAGCTGGGCTAAAAGATCGGGCAGTTATGCAGGGCCTCGGTGTTATGGAAACTGCGCTTGGTACGCAAACTAAGCGTGGGTACATGTATAATTTTAATGATAGTAAAAAGTATGCTAAGGATAAAAAAGCTGCTATGATAGTTGGTAAGGATGTAGCTGATTCGCATAGTATAAAGAAAGCAACTGAGGGCGTGGCGCAGCCTAGTGATATATACAAATACACTGCTAAGTCTTTTTACGGTGGCGCTAAAGACTACGCGAAGAAAAAGCATCAGCAAGCTACTGAGATAGCAGCTGGCATGCATATAGCACAGAAAAAGATGCGCCTTCCATCAGTTAAAACTCTTGAAGAAGGCTTGCAGAAGTGGCGTGGTCCTTACGAAAAAGGCTACATACCAGCTATAAAATCCATAGCTGAACAAGTACAGTAACAGTAGGAGTATATATGCCTTGTGTTAGTCTTGATCAATCTTTAACGTGGCTTAGCGAAGCTGAGAGATCGTTGCCTGAGTCAGTAGCCAGAAAAGTCGGTATGGAAGATTACCGCTTCTACGCTGGTAGGCAGGATACGCCAGATGTTCTGGCTAGGCTCGCTGATCAAAAGCGCCCTGCTACAGTGTATAACGAAGTGAAACCTAAGATAGATATGCTGATAGGACTAGCTGCGCAAAGTAAGCACGAGCCAGTTCTTACGCCTATAAGTTCTGAGGATGAGGCTCTTGTGCAGCTTATGCAAGGTGTCATTAAGCACTATAGAAAAAACATTAAGATAACTAGAAAAGAGCTTGAGTGTTTTGCGCATGCTATTAAGTGTGGGCGCAGTCTTCTGCATTTTTGGGTCGACACTGCTAATCCATTTGACCCGCAGATACGTGCTACCCGCGTAGCTACCTACAACTTCTATATGGATAGTAATAGCAAAGAGTATGACCTTAGTGACACCAGGTTTTTATTTATTGACAAGTGGTTAGAGGCTAATGAAATAGCTGCTAGGTTTGGCTTAACCGAGGAAGAAGTAAAAGCTCACTCTTCGTTTTCTGGTGGTTTCACTAGCAGTAGTTATGTTGGGTCTAATTCAGCTATTGATTTACCAGTGTTCTTTAATGAGGGGCGCAGGAAGCATAGACTCGTAGAGAACTGGTACTACCAGTATGAAAAATTCGTGTACTGCGTAAACCCGCTAACTGGTAAGCCAGAACGAATGGAACTTAGTATGTTCGCTAAGTTCAAAGAAGTCATGCTCTCTGGGGTAGATACGCCTAAAGGTAGGATGCAGATACAGTCTGCTGAGCAATTACAACCTGTTGACTCTTTCGACAAGCAGTATTACTATAGAATATTTGCTGGTAGCAAGGAGTATGCTGGGGGAAAAAGTCCGCTGAGGTATAACGGAATACCCTGTGCATTTTATGGAGCTTACCATGACGAAGATGAAAATACGTGGTTCTCGGCTATTAAAATGCAGAAAGATCCTCAACGCGCTCTTAACACGATGCGTAGACAGTTACAGCACCTGCTACAGACGTTGCCTAAAGGAATACTTGCGCATGAGGCAGGGGTTATACTGAACATTGATGAGTATGAACAACGAAGTGCGGAACCTAACTTTCATCTTGAGGTAATTGGCGGGGGTTTGGATAGATTTAAGTTTTTGCAGCAACCTCAGATAAGTCCGATATACCAGACTGTTGATTCTGCTATGTCACAATCAATGAAGGATGCGTCTGGTATCCAGAATGAAATGATGGGAGTTCAGACTACATCACGTGAACCTGGCGTGACTGTACGGCAAAGGCAGGAGACAGGTCTTGCAGTATTGTATAGCCTTTACGATAACTTTAGGGAGTCTCGTATTACTGGGGATAAGATACTACTCAGTATGTTGCAACAATACGTTACTGCTGACAAGGTGATACGCATTGAAGGGAATGATGGTGAGCAGCTACTTAGGATAAACACACAACTTAATCCGCAGTCCCCAGGTTTTAATGACATAACATCTGGTGAGTTTGACATCCAGGTATCGGAGCAGCTTGAGAGTCCGACACAAAGGGCTACTACCGCGCAGATACTTACTGAGTTCAGTCAAAACAATCCTGGCGCGGTACCGGCGGAAGTTATACTTGATTATCTTGATGCGCCGTTGACTGTTAAGAATCAAATAAAGCAGCATCGTGAGCAGCAGGCGGAGGCTGCGGCAAAACAGGCGGATACAGAGTTGCAGTTGAAAATACTTGAGCTTGAGATTAAAGCTAAGGACTTGGAGTACAAAAAAGAGATTGAGGATATTAAGGCCAGGAGTTTAAGCAAACAACCAAGTGGTGGACCTAAAAAGACTGGAGGCAAGTAATGGGAGTATGGAACGATTTTAAGACTGGTATGAAAGTAGCAGTTACACGTAAGGCGGAAGATGAGCAAAAACCAAAAGTGCGGGCTAACCCTGTCGCAAAGCCTACTGACCAATTAGCAGCTGGGGCAGGGGCAATTGCAGATAACATTCGTAAAAAGAAAGAAGAGCTTAAAAAGAGTGGAGATTAAAAAGGGAGCTTGCCGATGAGAAAAAGTACTGTGGCATCTCCAGCTAATGCTGCTGGGCACACTACGCCTAATTACGGAAAACGCGTAGATGGAACGCAAAAAGGTCTTGGGTACTTTGGTGAAATTCCTATGCGTGATGGCTCTGGCATGGTCGCTACTGAGCTTGGGGCTAGCTCAAGTGTAAATGGTGAAGAGTTATATTATCCACTTATACACGGCGACAGTACGGCAGATGAACTTGATCATTTAACAAGTGGTAAGAAAGCTACACCTGAGATGCATAATCGAGCTATTGAGCATGCGCTAAGGCGCAAGAAAAACGGATTGAGTCCGTTTAAATAATAACTAAAAGGAGATTAAAATGTCAACACCTGTCATGCACGAAATTACTCAAGAGGCAGCTGCGGAGATAAACCCAACATTCGCTGCGCTTGATTCGCCACAGGACGAAGTTGCTAGTGTTGAACCTGAGGTAAAGACTGAGCAGATTGAAACATCTGACGATACCCAGACCCAGGACATTCAATACGACGAAAATGTGCAGTTGCGTCAAATGCTGAGAGAGCAGAAAATTGAGCTTGAATTGCTTAAGGGTACTGTGCTGAGGCATGAGCAAGTACAAAATTCAGAAATTGGTACGGATGTGCCATTGTCTGATATTGAGCAATTGCAAGCTGACATCGCAGAACTGGGCGAGGTAAGGTCAGGCGAAATCACGCAATTACTAGAGGTGATGGAACTTAGCTCAAAGTATGAGGATGTTAAAGTAGTATGCACTCGGGCCAACTTTGACGACATTCTGGACGTTGCAGCTGGTGTTATTGCAGCAGAGCAAGGTATATCTGAGGCAATGGCGACATTACTGCTTGAGCGTGAAGTATGGTCGCAGCCTAATCCGTACAAGTACATGTATGACCTTATTAAGGAATACCATACTGCGTACTCAAGTAAGCAGGAAAATGCTACAGTGCCTGCGGTAAGAAGTAGAGCAGCAGTAGAAGCGCCGGTTAGTATTTCTGGCATAGCCGGTGGTGACTCAGGAATATCCGGCGGGTGGACAGCATCTAAAATAGACGCGCTTCCGGAAACTGAGTTGAGTAAAGTTCCAGTTGACATTTATGAAAAATACCTGCAAGGTAATCTTGCATAACACTGAAAGGCAGGAAACAAAATGAGTGATCCCAAAACACAGTTTTTAACTAATGACGCACTCACCCGTAAACGCTGGGCGAGAGATCTTTTTCAAGTAGTTCTTCCTAATGTAGAATTCAATGACTTGATTGGTTCAGGTTCAGATGCTATTGTGCAGACTCGTACTGAGCTTGGCAAGGGCGAGGGCGATAATATAAAGTTTGGCATTCGTCTGCCGTTGACAGGTGAAGGTGTTGTTGGCAATGATACTCTGGAAGGTAATGAAGAGAAACTGCGCTTCCGTGACTTCAGCATGACCATCGAAGAACTGAACCATGCTGTTGATACTGGTGGTCGCATGGAAGAGCAGCGTGTGCCGTATAATCTGATGCAAGAAGGTAAGAATGGTTTGCAGGACTGGTGGAGCCAGAAGTTATCTGACGTTCTGGTAAATACGCTGGCAGGTAACTCAGCTTATCGTGTAGCTGGTAAAGTGTTTGCGCAGGCCATTACTGAGCCGGATGCACTACACCTTGTTACTCCGGCAAGTAAAGCTGAGAATATTCTAACTGCTGGCGACGAAATGACTCTTGACGTTCTGGATAAAATGAAGCAGCAGGCTGAGCTGATGAACAAGCTCGGAGGGTACAAGATTCGAGGGACTAACAAAGGTGGTAAGACTTATTACCATGTCCTTATGCATAATTATGTGTTTGACAAACTGCGTCAAAACGTAAACATTGGACAGTGGGGAGATCTACTGCGTAGTGCTGGTAAACTTGGCATGCCGCAAATTGAACTTGAGTACAACGGTATGCTGATTCGTCGGTCTGAGCGTTTGCCTATGGTTTATGGCGCAGCTGGTGCCGGTTCTTATCGTACGCTGTTGCTGGGCGCTCAGTCAGCATGTTTTGCATGGGGCGGCGCTGGTGAGTCCAAGTCAACCACTATGTCATTTACTCCGTATACTCGTGACGCAGAGCGTTTCGTAATGGTGCGTGGTGGTGGTATCTTCGGTATTAAGAAAACTCAGTTCGACACCGGCGGTGCTGGCGTCCAAGACTATGGTTGCATGGTATGTTCTACTTATGCAACGCCACTTTCAGCATAACACGTAAAGGAGAAACAGTATGGCTAACGTAGTTAAACCCTGCAACGCCTACGCTGGCGGAGAAGCCATGCGCTGGGCTAAGTCGAGATATGCAACTGGCGCAGACGGCGACAATTCTTATCTCGTAGTTCCGGTACCAAAAAAGGCTCTTATTTCAAGAGTACTGTTGGACACCCAAGTTGGTCAAACTGGCGCATCAACTGGCACAGTGTCAGTTGGTTTTACTGGTAACGGCGAAGCGCAAAGTGACGTGTATTTCAAAACAGCCGCGCTTGTATCTGCTGTTGGCATTACTGAGCTTACTGCAACCAATGCTGGCGCTAAGTATTTTGAAACTGCCGGTGGTGCTATTACCATCGCTATTGTTAAAGGTACATCAGCAGCTGACTACGTAGGCCGTGTCTTTGTTGAGTATACCGTAATTCACTAGGAGGTAGCCAATGGCTGCAAGCACGATTGATAAACAAAGAAATGACCTTCGTGGTCAAACGCTGGAAAACCCGTACTGGATTACTGGTCCAGTACTTACTAACACTGACCTGAGAAACAAAAAGTGCGCAGTGGCATTGTTTGCGCCTGGCGCGTATCAGGTACAAGAGCTTTTCTTGGAGTTCACTACTGCGCTGACTGGCGTAGCTAGTCTTGATGTTACTATTGCTGGGATTTTGCCGGCGGATGTAAGTAATGGTGTAGTAGCATCGGCAGCTGTACTGCAGGGCGAGGTTACTTTGAAGCTGGCATCAAACGCAACTGGGTTTGCAGCTATCGCTGATGTAAACTTCGTATCGACTACTAACTACGTAGCTATTATCGTGAAGGAACTTACAGCGACACCAGATACAATAACAGCAGGTGCTGTGCGCGTTAATGTACTGATGACAAAAGTTCCGATGTAT